CATACAGAAAACTTACTGTAAACGTCGGCGACAATACCGGCAACAGAATTGATTTGAATGCAGTAAGAAGCTTTGCTTTGAGCGGTTCATCAATTGATCCAACCCTACAAATCAATGAATTAACCAAGGTATATAACACTGGTTCATTGGCATCTCCATATTACAGAATTCAATTCATTGTAACTGGTTCACAAGCACCAACTCCAGGTAATGCTACATTGACATATACAGTACAACCTACTGACAGTACCCGTGGTGACTTCGAAGATACAAATCCATTCAAGGGATCTGCTGGTGGTTCATCTGGTATCAACCAAGGTACTGATATCAACATTCCAGAAGTTAACTTGGAACTTAAGAGCGAACCTATCGTTGCTAAGACCCGTAAGTTAAAGGCAGTCTGGACCCCAGAATTGGCTCAAGACTTGAATGCTTATCATAGCATTGATGCAGAAGCAGAATTGACTGCTCTCTTGAGTGAATATGTATCAATGGAAATTGATCTTGAAATTATGGACATGTTGATTAATGCAGCTCCTGCATTGACAACCGAAGCATGGTCTGCAGTAATCGGTAAAGACATCATCAAGGGTGCAAATGATGCTAACGGACTACCAACATTCACCGTAAACAACGATTCAACCAATCGTACTGCTTACGTAAAGAGTACTTGGTACCAAACTCTTGGTAACAAGATTCAAAAGGTAAGCAACAAGATTCATCAATTGACTCTACGTGGTGGTGCAAACTTCCTAGTAGTAGGTCCAGATGTAGCAACCATCTTGGAATCAATCCCAGGATATGTTGTTAACACAGACGGTGATTCTGCTAAGTTCGCAATGGGTGTAAGTCGTGTTGGTAGCTTCGCAAGTCGCTTCCAAGTCTACAAGAACCCATATATGCAAGAAAACACCATCTTGATGGGCTTCCGTGGAAATAACTTCCTAGAAACCGGTGCTGTATATTCCCCATACATCCCACTAGTACAAACTCCATTGGTATACGATCCAGTCAACTTCACACCACGTCGTGGCGTATTGACTCGTTATGCTAAGAAAGTAGTACGTCCCGAATTTTACGGCAAGATATATGTTTCTGACTTAGATCAAATCTAATCAATACTAAGATAGATTAAACAATGACCCCGGCAGAAATGCCGGGGTTTTTTATTTTGTAATTCTATTTATATTATATGATAAATTTAACTGATATAGTGGATGAAATTTTAGAAAAAAATGAACCAATGAAGTTGGTTAAAGATGTTCAAATAAGCGAACAATTAAAATATCATTTATATAGAAAACTTACATTAGAAGAAAATATATTTAGAATTTATAGTGAAGGATATTTTAAAATAGTAAATGAAGTTCGTGGTTTATACAATGATGACGCAATTGAATTAAATGATGATGATGTAGATATTATAGAAAGTGATTTAGGAATTAAAGCAATATATGAAGGTATAGAAGTTTATTTAGATGCGCCAATTGAATTGGAAGAAGATGAATATCTAAATGAGGTAAAACACAGAGGTAGAACTGTACATCTTAGTAGACCATTTAGAACTCCAGGAGGACCAAAGAAATTTGCTGTATATGTAAGAGGTAAGAATGGTAACATCAAGAAAGTTACATTTGGTGATCCTAAAATGAGAATTAGAGCTAGTAGTAAAGCTCGTAGAAAAAGTTTTAGAGCTAGACATAGATGTAGTCAAAAGAAAGATAGAACTACAGCCGGATATTGGAGTTGCAGAAGTCATAGAATTAAATCTTTAGGTACCAAGAGTAAGGGCAAATATTGGTGATATGGAATTTCCATTTAAAGAAACACATTTACAAGATAATTTATATCTAAGAGAATTTGAAGAAAATGTAGATATAGATGATTTGGAATGGCACAGAGACAGAGAAGATAGAATTGTAGAAATAATTGGTGCAACAGATTGGCAATTACAAATGGATAATGAATTACCAAAAACTATGTCTGGTAAACTTTTTATACCAAAAGAAGTTTGGCATAGAATTATTAAAGGAAATGGTGATTTAAAAGTTAGAATAACTAAATTATAATATATTTATAAACAATGAGTGCTAATTTAGATCAAGATAGAGTAAGATGGCCAGGTAGCGGTAGTGCAGTAACTACTGGAAGCATACCATTTGGATTTTATTTGACAGAACCTACTCCTGTTAGTTTAACAGCAAGTGTTGGATTTTTTGAATATGACTGTGAGAAAAGCGCAGAGTGGGCTGCAAAAAGAATGGGATATCCAATCATTGACATTGAACTAATTGATGTAAATTTTTATGCAGCATTTGAAGAAGCTGTTAATGAATATGGTGCTCAAGTAAATCAATTTAATATCAGAAATAATTTATTGAATTTACAAGGATTAAGCACTGCAAATAATCCTAATATCACTGCTAAAAATGTAATAGGAACAGGATTGCCATATATAATTCAATTAGCTAAAGGATATGGAAGTGAAGTTGGAGTAGGTGGATATGTTGACATTAAAAAAGCGCCAGTTCAATTGAGTGCAAGTTTACAAACATATGATTTACAAACAATAATAGGAACCAACATTGAAAGTGGTAGTAGAGTTGAAATTAGAAGAGTATTTCATGGACCGTCACCAGCATTTGCTCGTATATATGATCCATTCAGTATGACAGGTATGAGTTATAGCAATGTATTGAATGAAATGGGATTTGCTGGATATAGTCCTGCTACACAATTTTTGATGACACCAATTTTCGAAGATTTATTAAGAGGTCAAGCAATTGAATTTAATGATATGGTTCGTAAAAGTGCGTATAGTTTTGAAGTGGTAAACAATAAATTAAAAATATTTCCTATACCTACATATGACCACACAATTTATATTGAATATGTTGTTGAAAAAGATAAATTTAGTAGTGCAAATACATTTAGTAGCGGAAGCAATTATGATGTAGTGAGTGATTACAGCAATGTACCATATCAAAATGTAGTTTACTATAAATTAAATGCAGTTGGAAAACAATGGGTTAAGAAATATTTCTTGGCATTGTGTAAAGAAAATCTTGGGATGATTAGACAAAAATATAGTACAATTCCAATTCCTGGCGGTGAAGTAACATTGGATGGATCTGAATTGAGAAGCGAAGCAGCATCAGAAAAAGAAACTTTAATTACACAATTGAGAGAAAATCTTGAAGCAACCAGTCGTAAAGCTCAAATGGAAGCTAAAGCAGATGAAACTGAAAAAATGACATCTATCATGAAGACTGTTCCACTACTAATTTATATTGGTGTTTTAGTATTTGGTTTTATATTAATATTTCATGATAAACCCATGTCTTATTTGCAACATTTCATTTAATAATAAAGTAATATGGCATTATTTGGAAGATATTTTAGTCAACGAGACATTAATTTGGTAAACCAATTTAATGCGGAATTATTGCGTGATATTATTGAAACGCTTGTTGTTTTGTTTAAAATCGCACCAAATGAAACCAACACAAACATTTATGGTGAAACAGTTGCAGCTGAAGGTAAAAGTTTTTATCCTGGTGTAGAATTAAGTACTTTAATTGATCGTGGTGATATTAGTACCGATGATGAAGGATTTGGACCTGACAGAGATCAAACTGTTGTATTTAAATTCAGAGAACTGTCTTTAAAAGATGCGAGTTTTTATCCTGAAGTTGGCGATTTGATATTATTCAATGATCGTTATCATGAAATTGATAATGTTGTACAAGAACAATTTTTAGGTGGTCAGTCAAATAAATCGCATAGTATAATTTGTAACAGTCATTATACTAAGTTGAGCAAGATTAATTTAGTTAACCGTCAATATTAATTATGTGGGAAGGTAATAAAAACAATCCAGTACCAACAAATAACAATGTTGAAAAGAACAATCCTATTGTATCTAATGTAAGAAACATTGCATTGGATACTAGAAGAGATGAAGATCCAAAGAAAAACTTTACTGTTAGTTTATTGGATGTTGATACTGCATTGATTAGTTATATACAAAATGTTATCAATCCTACTGTAATTGACGCAGGTGAAAATATAAAAGTGCCGATTATATATGGCAATCCTGAAAAATGGTATGCTGCAAAAGCTCAAGGTGCATTAAGAGATCAACAAGGTAAATTACAAATACCATTGATAATGGTTAAAAGAACATCATTTGCGAAAGATGAAGGTTATCAAACATTTAATCGTTATTTGAGTTATCCAGTAATGACTAAGTTCAATGAAAAGAACAAATACGATAAATTTAATTTATTAAATAAGACAGTTGCTCCTACCAATCAAATATTTGCAGTTACTATGCCTGATCATATTAAGGCAGAATATGAATTTATTGTATGGACTGAATATGTTGAACAAAACAATGCAATATTAGAAAAAATTAATTTTGCAGAAGGAGATTATTGGGGAGATAAACAAAGATTTAACTTTAGAGTTAAAATTGATAATTACACCAATACGATTGAATCAAGTGGTGATAAAGACAGAATGGTAAGAAGTACATTTACTTTAACTACCAATGCTTATTTGTTGCCAGAATCTTTTGAAGATAGAAAACAAACTGTTCAAAGATTATTGACACCAAAACAAGTAAAATTAACAGCAGAAATTGTTAGTAGTACTCAAATGGCTAAGGTTAATCAAAAGGTTAAAGATAACACTTATAGTAACAAAGGAAATCCTTATTATAGTATAAATCCTATTGCCGAAAATGATAGTGAATGGAGATTTCCTAAAGGTACTATCGCAACCGAACAATCTACTACTGCAGCTGGAGAAGCAATTACTACAATTAGACAAAGTTATGCCGCATTGATACAACAAACTATAAACTTAACAGTTAGTGGTTCTCAAGAAGTTACTATTTGGCATCCTGTTCCAAATACACCAACTGATTATGGTGAAGATGGTTGGATGGCATATGATGGTGATTATCATTATATTTATGCTGGTGGAAGATGGTTAAGACAATCGATTGCAGATTGGACTGTTTAAGTCTAAGAATTATATATTAATTAATTTTATATTTATATTTATAACTAGATAAAGACGAAATTATATGCCATACCCCAATTCTAACACTTTAAATATAGTAATTCCACAAACTTCTGCGTCATTGCAGGGTGGACAAGCACCATTTGTAGAAACAATTATTAGTGGTTCACGACTTATTTTACAAACCGATTCATTTGGTTTTTTAACAGGTTCATCTGATATAAATGTAAATAGTATTACTGCTAGCAATATTAGTGCAAGTGGTTATATTAGTTCCAGTAATTTGTATGTAAAAACTAATATTACTGATGCAGGTACACTAACAGTAGTTGGCGCATCAACATTGGCTGGATTGACTGGTACTACTGCCACCTTCAGCGGATTAGTTAGTGCGAGTGCAGGATTAACTGCGAGTGCAATACAAGATGCGGGTACACTTACTGTTGTTGGCAATAGTACATTATCAAATGTATTTGCAACAAATGTTACTGCTTCAAATATCAGTGCAAGTGGATTTATTACTGCAAGTTCGATTTATGATACTGGTACATTAACCGTACTAGGTAATAGCACACTGACAAATGTATTTGCTACAAATATTACCGCAAGTAATTTAAGCGCAAGTAATAAAATTGTTGCTTCGGAAATTACTGCAAGTAATGAATTATTTGTAGGTACTGGTCCAGCTTATAGAACTTATGGTGAGGCATCTGTTCCTGAAAATCTAGCACGATTATATGTAAGCGGCAGTGCAACAATATTTTCAAAATATGCCACTTTAAATTTGGCAACTAGTGCAAGTGATGCTGGTGCACAATCTTCAATTTTATTTTCACGTTTGGCTTCAAGTGGTTCTGAAGCAGTATTATCTCCTAGAATGCAATTAGGAACCGAATCTGGTTCTACAGATTTGAGAGTTTATGCTTATTATTCTGCCACCGATCCAGACATTGTTAATCAAGCGGCCGGTGCAAATATAGTTGCTGGAACCAGAGCTATATTTAAACAAAGTGGTTATTTTGGTGTAGGTAATTTTATTAGTTATGGTGCTGGCGGTGGAGCTAGTACGACATATGTTTCTAGTTTGCCAGGATATGCTGGTATTGTTGGTCCTGATGCAATGTTGACAATATTACCAATGGATAGTGCTAGTTTTGGTTCTGCTGGTTCTAAATCAGCAAATAGAAACATATTGAACATCATGAGTTATGATACCAGTTCAATTATGTTTATATCCGGTTCAGATGGATATGTTTTATTAGGAAAAAATACAACGGATGGTATAAACAGATTACAAGTTGCGGGTAATGTTAGTGCTAGTGCATATACTGGTTCATCTGCTAATTTTACAAACTTAATTGCAACAAATATTACATCAAGTAATATTAGTGCAAGTGGTAATATTAGTGCTAATACACTTACTGTAATAGGAAATTCTACACTATCAACTGTATTTGCAACAAATATTACTGCGTCAAATATAAGTGCAAGTAGTAATATTAGTTCAAGTACTCTTTATGTCGTTGGCAATGGAACAATTAATGGTGATTTAAGAGTAAACGGTAATAGTATTTTAGGTGATTCTTTAAGTGATGTAAATACTTCTAGCGGAAGTTTGAGAGTATTAAATACAACAAATAATGATCAACTAACATATACAAATGGTGCATTGGTAGTAGATGGTGGTGTTGGTATTGGAAAAAATTTATTTGTTAGTGGATCTATGTTGGTTGGCGGTGATTTTACTGTATTTGGCAGTTCTAGTGTAGTATATATCAGTTCAAGTACGGTCATTATTAATGATAATATTATTCAATTAAATGCATTTTTCCCATATGAACGATATGCTGGTTTTGAAGTATTTGATAGTGGTAGCAATCAAAGAAGCGCATCATTACTTTGGGATGGTAAAAATGATAATTGGATAACAGTAGATCAAGTAAATAGTGCAAGTAACATAATAGTGGGTCCAACTA